CGCGTGGGCATCTATAGGGCCATGCCTGACAGTGAATTCGCCGACGTTGAGCGCCGACTCTGCGCATCTTTCGCGGCGGGATATACCGTCGAGGACGCCGCCCGCGTGCAGTTGGATTTGTTCGGCGCCGATGCCGCCGCGCAGATGCGCACAGTGGCGACGTCTGTCAAAGCGACTGCCTGCTAGACAACCCGGTAGAGTCTGCCCGTCGTGGGGTCCATGCGAACATTCGCTGGGCTGCTCGTTGTAGGGATGCCAGCCATTGCCACGCCTGAGCCGTCAGCAATGACCGCGCCGCCTCCAGGGATGCCAATGTCGGCCTGACCGCTGGACACGGTCACAGCGCCGCCGCCTGACTTGACTAGCTGGGCTCCATTGGGAGTCGCTGAAACGGTCGTGCCGTTTGAGAACTTCACACTGCCGGACAGGTAGGACGGGTCAATCGACACGCCGCCGGCATTTATCTTTCCGGTTGTCACGTTGAGGTCGTTCTTCAGCGTGGTCACGCCTTCAACCGAGAGTGTCCCGGTTGTCTTGGTTGCCCCGTTGAGGTTCGTTGGGCCGTTGTTCGTGAAGGTGCCCGTACTGGTCATATCACCCGTCACGGTGGTCGTGCCCGTGATGTCTGTCGCCCCGTTGATGTGCGTCGGGCCGTTCAACTTGGTATCCCCAGTGAAGGTGGTCGGCCCGGACTGGTTGAACGTCCCCGTAAAGGTGATCGTCCCGTCAGCCTGGAGCGTGCCCGCGATCGTAGCCGTACCCGTGACGGACAGCCCGCCGTTGGTGATGCGGATAACGCCGCCGTCGTAAACCTCGATGCCGTCACGCCCGATGGCCGTGTTGTTGACGGGCGATGAGCGCTCCAGGCGTTCAATCCGCCGGATCAGATCGGGCACCTGCGAGTCGTTCAGGTTGTCGAACTTACCCACAGGGCCTCCTAGGTGGACTGAAATTCAAGATGGACGTTCAGGGAAAGGTCCCCGGAGTATTCGATGAGACGGGAGGACCGCCAGCCCGGGGCGAGGAACAAGTCATCCTTCACATGCCAGTTCACAGTCCCGCCGAGGCTTAGTTGATTCACGCTGAAATCGGCGTTCATCTGCACATTCATCGAAACTTGCTCGGTGAGACTGGAGAACTTCGCCAGATCTGCGCGGGCGCGGGCGGCAAGGTTCGCCTGAACCTTCTCGTCCTTATAAGACACAACCTTGTCCAGTGGCAGGAAGTCCGAGGTGGCGGAACCGTCAGCGACGGACAACAACATCTTCTTCTCGGACCCCTCACCAACGGCGGCGATACGATTAGCCATGCCAGCGCCGTCCCGGCGGACCCTCAAGCCAGAAGCCGTAGACAGCGGAACATCCAGCATCCAGGACCACGCGCCCGACGTCAGGTTGCCGGTCAGCAGCACCCACTCAATCGAGCCGTCATCACGCCACCGGGGCGCCAGATCCATGTCCGGGGCGTTCTCCGTTGACGTAATGTCGTCAAGTACGCTCGCTACGGTCGGCAGGTTCCACGGATCATACGAACGGTTAGACCCGCCCGAGGCGTCCGCCGGCAACACAATCGGCAGGTTAAAACGGGCCGCGTCATTCTGGCCCTGATAGACGGCCTGCTTGACCAGGTTCGCCAAACTGACGCCCGTATAAGCCAGCGCGGGACGGGCCTGCACCCCATCAGACAAAATGTCAGCCATCACCCGCCGACTGAATATCGAATAGATGTCCTCATGCGTGACCGAAATATTCCCAGCATCACGATCCACCGAATAGCCCGTGATGAACCCTGCGTAAATGATGATGCCGTAAAAGTCCATCACGATCATGCGCTTCCACGGCGCAAGGTTCGTCTCAGTCGCCGTCTCAGCGACAGACTTGTCTCTGACCTTGAACTCGGTAGACCCACCCTTACCCGACCCCAACGCCCGCGCCCAAGTAGAGGCAGACGGGGTCAGTTGCACCTTCGTCTGCCAATCCGCAGTGCTGACAGAAAACACTCGCCAAGCCATGCGGCCCCCTAAATGTAAGTGTCAGTGATGGTCATGTCCGCTGTGCCGCTGCCCGTGGTCATCGGGTACAGCCCCACACCAACGGAGATGCCGGGCGGGATCGGGGTCGTGTTCGTGTTGCCCAGGCTGTTCTGTGCCAAGACACCGTTCACATACAGGCGCCCGTTGTTGTAATCGACCGTGTGCGGCTTGCCGGAAACCAGCGGGAGGGTGACAGCGTAGTTCCAGCCGTTCACCGTGATCGTGTAACCGCCCGGCATCGAACCCTTCACAACGAAGGACGGTGTCGCGTTGTAGTTGCCGCGGTGGAAAACGCTGACCGGCGAGCCAGTCGCAACCGCAACAGTCTTCGACTCGCCAAACTTGCGGGGGTCAACACACTTCAACCGCACCTGCCACTGAGCGAACGTGTCAGTAACCGGTGTGAATTTAACCCCGCTATTACGCTTAGCATCCGCCCACTGAACCGCCCCATGCCCAGCCACCGTAAGGCGACCAGACATGGAGGCGGTCAGGAAGTTGCCAGCCTCATGCAGTTGATTGTGACCCTTAGTGCGAAGGTTGCCGTTGACTGTGATAATCCGCGCCTGATTGTAGACGGGAAGGTCGAACTCGCCATCCTGGTAAGGGCGCTCGGCAGTGTCGCCCTTTACTTCAGGCGAGTCCCACCAGCCCTCAAGTTCGCCAGTAACGGCCCATTCGCCGAAACGGTCAGACCCTGAAAGGGTGCGCCCCGCCCATGTGATTAGCTCAGGCAAGACGCACCCCGCCCTTCGTGTTGATGATATGAGTAACGTCCGCCGTGATGTCCCGGCGCAGTTGTACCGGATCCAGTGCGGTCAGGTCGCCGAAGCTGAGAGTCAAACCAGCAGGCGCCCCAGAAGAAGCCGGAGCCGAATGACGAGCAGGAGCAGCAGCCGGAGCCATCTGCGCGTTCATGCGGTCCAGATTCCCGTACCCTATGGCCCGAGCCGCAGACGCCTTCAACACGTACTCATCCTTGGAGAGCATGTGCGGGTTGGAGTCTGACGTGTCAGTGCCTACGCCGAAGACCCGCCCGCCCGTCGCCTTCTTCGGGATGAATCCCGGCGCATACACGCCAGCACCCTGACCCGCCGAGCCGTCAGAGATTTGAGCGGGCAAGCCGACGCGCTTTTCAAAGGTCGTCGCAATCGTGTTGATGTTCAGCGTGACCTGCTTGCCATTTAGCGCATCAGCCTTACCCTTGATCCCGTCAAGGGTTGCGCTGGCGTTATCCTTGACCCAAGTGTCAATCGGGACTTCCTTGGGGATACCGAGAGCCTTACGCGCCATCGTGTCCGCCGCGTCGCCCGTGATGCCCAACTGCCCGGCGGCAGTAACTAGGTCGTTGTAGCTGGTCTTGAGGGAGGTCTGCAACTCGGCCTGAGCGGCAACTGAACCCTTGGTCGCAAGAGTCTCAGCAGCGGTAGCCTCAGCCTTGGTCATAGCCGCCTGAGCCAAGCCGTTGTACGTGGACTGGTTAGCGCGGCCCTTCTCGGTATCGAGGTCCAGAGTCGTGCCGTTCTTCTTCACGGACTCAGTCATCTTGTCGATGGCATCCTGATACCCAATAGCGGCATCAGAAGCAGACAGGTGCAGAAGGCCAGCCGCGAACAGCGACTTGGCGAACGCATCAATGTCAGTTACGGCACCCTGGGCGCTCAGCCCGACTTCTTCAAGCGCCTTAGCCATGTCCTCAGTTACGGGCGCGGAGGTGCCGGCGGCCGTCGTGTAAGTCTCCGTAGCAGTCGCAGCGCCCTGCATCGATGCGGGGATCTTCCCCATTGCATAGTCGAGCAAATCCTGCTCACTCAGAACGACTCCGGCGGCCGTGGCCTGAGCCAGCAGTGCATCCTTGTAGCCGGGCAGCGAGTCCATCGCTTCTTTCGCGCCCTTGCCGTTCTTCTCAAACTCTTTCGTGAGAGCTTGGAATGACTTAGCGGCGGTGTCAGCGCCGCCGTTCTTGACCAGGTTGCCCATCTCGTCGCCCAGGCCCTTGAGCCTGTTCTCGACCTGAGTGACGTCGGATTCCGAGAAGCCGAGGAGCCTGTTGACCGGGTCTGCGAGGTTCTTGTTGAGCCAGTCGTTGCCCTTCTGGAAGATGTCGTTCGTCGTCAAGCGTTTGACGGCGCCGGACAGGCTATCTACGCCCGCAACGGTTTCGCCGAAAGCCAGCTTGTCCCAGCCCTGGAATGCCGAGTCGAGGCCCGCGCCATCGGCAGCCTTGCCAACCTTCAGGAGGGCCTGCCCAAACTCTTCTGCCGACTTTGTGTTCTTGTCCGTGAACACTGCACCGGCTACCTGCAAAGCGACAAGAGCCGCCGCAGCAATGGCCGCACCCTTAGCAACTCGCCCAATACCAGCAGCAGCGCGAGGGGAGGCCTCAGCTAAATCCGCCATAGACGAACGGAACTCCATGAGCTTCGGAAGCGCTGTCATAACGGCGCCGCCAAGCAGGAGTGCGCCACCCGACACCCCCGCGATCCCGATACCCGCATTCAGGATCGGGGCGGGGATCTTCCCGAACGCGTCAACAAGGTCCTCAGCGCCCTGCACAAGGCCGCGCAAGGACTCAGCAACACCGGATCCGCCCTTGATGAGGACCGAGTCAAAAGAACCGCCCAGGCGTTCGATGTCTCCGGCCAAGTTGTCGGTCTTAATGGAGGCCGTCACGGCGGCGTAGCCTTGATCGTTAACCTTGTCGGTCCAGTCCGAAATGCCCTGCGCGCCCTGCTCATAAAGGACATTAGCGGCACGGACGGCGTCGGAGCCGAAGATGACACCCATTGCGGCGTTTCGAGCCTCCGGTGTCAGATCCTTCATCGATGTCTTCAAGTTCTCGGAGAACTTAGCTAGGCCGACGAAGTTGCCCTGAGCGTCATACGCGGAGATGCCCAGCTCAGTCATCTTATTCTTAGCCTCAAGTGACTGCGGAGTGAGTCGCTGCAACATCGACTTGAACGACGTGCCAGCATCCGAACCGATCAGACCGGCAGACGCGAACGCAGCGAGCCCGCCCGTGGTTTCCTCAATACTCAAGCCGGTCTGGTTAGCCACCAGCCCAGCCTGGTTCAGGGCCATGCCCATATCCTCAACGGAACCTTGCGCCTTGCCCGCACCAGCAGCCAGGAGGTCGGCGACGTGCACGGCCAGCTTGCCCTTGTCCTCGAAGTTCTTTCCGAAGATGGTCATCGATGTTGCGGCAATCTCCGCCGCCTTGGCGACACCGAGGCCGCCTGCGGCGGCTAGGCTCAGTGCTCCGTTGAGGCCGCCACTAAGGATGTCCTTGGTGCTCACGCCGGCCTTGGCTAGTTCGTCAATTGCGTTCGCGGCTTCTTTCGCCGAGAACGATGTGTCCGCGCCAGCATTGATAGCCGCCTCGCGCAGCAGGTCCATGTTGGCGGCTGTTTCGTGGGTCGAGGCTTGGATCTCGCTCATGGCCGAGTCGAATTCCATGAATGACTTCACGGCGATGGCAACCCCGGCGAGAAGGGCCCCACCCATGACCATCGAGGCCTTGCCAACGCGGTCGAGGTGCTGCTCGTTGTTCCTAGCAAAATCGGCTGTGCGATTTGCGAAATCGGTAGTTGCCTGCTGCGCGGTTCGGAGTCCAGATGTAAATCCGGCCACATTAGCCTCAAGCCGAATACTGATGGATCTATCCGCCAAGGTGGACCTCCTGCGCTATGGATTTATTGGGTCACTTTCGCGCCCTTTGAGACATTGCAAAATAAGTGGGCGGCTTGAGCGTTTGCTCGTTCGTGGGTGCCGCCCCTGGAGATGGGGATGATGTGATCGACGCTGGCCGACATCTGATCTGGCAACTTAGCGGCAGGGTCTATCTGCGTGCCGCAGATCCCGCATAGCCAGTTGTCTCGTTCGTATATCTCTATCGAGTGGAAGGACTCAACAAAGGCGTCTTTTAGCCTGGCCCGTCGCGCTTGCAGGTGCTTCCAGTTGCGCTTATTTACCGTCTGCTGTGCGCAGTCAGTGGAGCAGTGGCGGTTCTTCTTCTTATTGAACGGAAAGTCTTCGCCGCAGTTTTCGCACGGCTTGCTGCCGATAACCTTTGGCTTGTACATCTTCCTAGCCACCCCGGCGGCGTTGACGCATGCGCGGCAGTAGCTACCCTTGGAGGGTGACATCAGCCCAAGCGGCGTGTCCACCTTGCATGTAGCGCACACTCGCTTCCCGTCAATCACTTGACCAAGCTTGCGGGTAGTCGCGCTCCCAGTTTTTCGGAAACGCGAGTAGTGCGTCTTGCAGTAGGTTCCGCAATAGTGCGTCGCGCCGCATTTTGGCACGGTGCAGAGCGTGTCCTTGAGGAGCGCTCGTTGCGGGAGGTCGTGGGTTCCGTATTTCATGAACCGCTTGTAGTGCGTGTTGCACTTCCTTGCGGTCTTAGCGGGTTGTTCGCATCCGTCGACGGAGCATGCAATAATTGACACATCGACCTCTTACCAGGTTGGTCACGGCCCCGGCAGCTCTAACTGCGCGGGGTTTCTTGTTCTCCAATTCTACCCCAAGTCACTGTGTTTCACTGTATGATTCACTGCATGACACACATCGAAGACAAGACGTGCCCCGCATGCGAGGAGCCATTCGCCCCCGCGGACAGTGACCAGGTGTACTGCGACGCGCGCTGCAAGAGGGCAGCCAAGGTATTGCGCCGCGCGAACCGCGAAGATCATCCCAAGTTCGTCGCCGATGGTCCGCGCTACTGCGTGTGGTGTGAGGAGCCCTTCATCCCTACTGATTCCGAGCAGAAGCACTGCAAGCCACTCCACGCGCATAGGTCGAACAAGAGGCGCAAGCTACTCAATAGTCAAGGACCATGCCCGCGCCCTGACAAGATAGCTAATGACACATATGAACGAGCAG